AACACCCTCTTCTCTAAAGCCGGTAAGGTAAACACTGGTTCTGGCATTCCTTTTCAAATTCTAACTGGTGAATCCCCTTTGCGTTCTTATAGTCCTGTTGATCTGGTTCGCTTGAATACAAATTATGTGAGTATATGCAATGGTAAGAATGCCAGTACTTGTGCCAGTATCCCTTTAAAGCTTTACTATGCTAATCCCGGTAAAGAGATAAAACGAACAAGTTATAAATCCTTATCTAAACGCGAACAGTCCAGAATTGCTAAAGGACTACGTATACAAAAGGCTGCGGATATAGTAGAAATAGATCAGCATCCGGTTCTAGACCTGTTATCCACAATAAATCCGGGTATGAATGGATTTGATTTTACACAATTAGTTATGCAGTATCTTGGTTTAATAGGTAATTGCTATGTTAGAATAGAGACAGTAGATGGTACACCAGTTGCTTTATATCCTTTGGTATCAGAGTATGTAACCGTATATGCAGATAATAGCAGAGATGGTGGGATACAAAAATATGAATACTGTTTACCGGATAGAAAAAAGATTATATATCAGCCAGAGGAAATCCTGCATCTTAAGAATATAGCACCAGGTAACAATATAATTGGACGCGGTGAACTAGAACAATGCGTATCTATTGTAGAATTATTTAACCACGCAATTGCTTACGAGGCATATCTTAGTAAGAATAACGCAAGACCGGATATGGCTATCGCTTATAAGAATGCGTTGAATGAGAAAGATCTTAAAGAGATAACAAAGCAATGGTTTCGTAAATTTAGTGGTGTTCATAATAGCGGGAAGCCTGTCGTGACATCCGGAGAATTTGAGGTGAAAAATCTTGGATTTAATCCCCGCGATATGAGTTATACCGCTTTAAAAGATTTCTGCACTACTGAGATCGCAAATAGTTTTGGTGTAAATCAAGCAATGTTAGAGCTTAATAGTGCTAACCTTGCATCATCTTTAACCGCAATTCAGATGTATAGAATATTTACAATCTATCCAAAGATGGCTGCTTATTGCCAACGGTTGAATGAAAAGATAATGCCTATGTATGATAAGAATCTTTATGTTTGGTTCCACGAAGAAGCCATGGAAGATCCAAATCGCGTCAGTAATGTAACTCAGGCTTTACAGGCAGGTATAATGACAGTAGATGAAGCCCGAGATAAATTAGGTATGGAGCCGATGGGAACAATTGCAAGTTTAGAGGCGGGAACGGTTCCGGATAAGCCAACAGTAACAGTATAGGAGATAAGATGAGCAAGAAAAAGTTTAACAGTGAATCGCTAAGACCTTTTATTGATATGGCCGGATTAAAAGGCGATGAGGTAGTAGAACGCAAGCAATACGTATCTGAAATCAAGGTAATGCCAGATGAGGAAATGACTGTAATTGCTAAGATATCTACTACTGCTGTTGATGCTGACGGTGATGTGGTCGATCCGGCTGGTTGCATATTAACTCGCTTTCTAAAAAATCCCGTAATCCACGCAGACCACTCGTATAAAATAGAGGATGTAATTGGAAAAGCTACTGAGATAGCGGTAACTAAAGATGGTATTACCGCTAAAATACAGTTTGCAAACGTTACTCAGAGAGCTAGAGATGCTTGGGAACTGGTAAAAGCAGGCTATGTAAAAGCGAACAGTATTGGATTTATTGCTCTAAGCGGTGTAATACGAGGCACAAAAGAGTTTGATGAATATGTTAAAGGCGTTAGCTACAAGGTTGGTGCTGATTGTAATCGTATCATAACAAGCTTTGAGCTGTTAGAATCCAGTATTGTAAGTATTCCCGCAAATCCCTTGGCTTTAATGCAGGCAATAAGTTCAAAGAGTATCAACTTAAGCCCGGAAACAATTACGGCTTTGGATCTAAAGATAATACCTGTAATCGACACACCGGTCGTTTCCGAGCCTTTAAACGCGCCGGTAAAAGAGGTAATTGCGCCGGTTACAGCCAAAAAGGTCTGTCCTATGCCTGGTGATGAGGGGGATTGTGACGAATGTTATAACGAAGAATGTCCAGGATACGCCTTATATCTTGCATCCCGGAACAAGACGGTTAATGATATAGTTGAACCGGCCGATGTAGTAAAGGCAGTTGAACCAGTTACTGTTACACCTGTTGCGACTGTTGAACCGGTTAAGCCTGAACCTATCGTTGAACCTGTTAAATCTGAGCCGGTTAAGCCAGAAACTCATTGGACGGTATTAAGAGAGGGTCCTTTAGATATACAGGCTGAATTGGAATTACAGCGGGCAAAACAGTTAGGACGTATTGTTTAGATCGTTAAAATCCGACGCTTTGCGGTGTAGTTGAATAGGCTTATACCGAGTAAGGCAATGTTAAGTCATAGCCCGAATCGAATGAGCAGAGTAAAAGGAGAGAACATGCAGATTAAGTTGATTAAGGATGTTGATAAAGGTTCGAAACATATCGCAGGAACACTTGTCGATGTAGATGATGTAACCGGTAAGGGAATGATTGAGTCCGGTGAAGCTGAACCTTATGTCAAAGCAGATGAACAGAGAGAAATAGAACAGAGAATTAAGGAGATCAAAATGAGTGATGCAGTTAAGGTTACGAAGTCGGTTGAGAAGAAGAGTTTCACAGAAGGCATTAAGGCTTTGATTGCTGGTAATGTCAGAGAGTTGGTTCTAAAGGCTCCTACGGGACAGGATGAGACCGATGCAGCCGATGGACAGAATCTTGTATATCAGGGCATGGATACGCTTAAGGGTGCTTTGATGGAAGATTCGATTATCTATGCAAAGTGCGAAAAGATTAATAGCTTTGGACCTAACGAGTACGGTAGGTTTATCCCTTATCGTAACGAGTCCACGCTTAATACTACGTCTGCACCTAGGACATACGCACCAGGGGAAGGAATTTCTAAAACCCCTACGAAAATGGCGTTCGGAAAGCACGACCTCAAGCTTGGTACCGACAGCGCGTTGGTATATTTAACTGAGGAAATTCTTGCTGACGTTAATTACATCGAGCAGTATGTAACGAATGCAATGCGTGGTAAGCTTGGTTGGATGGCTGACTATAACATCCTTAAGGGGGCGTATTCGGCGGCTGTTCAGGGCTGTATTGGCGTATTCGATGGTGGTGCCGCTAACTTCTACGTAGAACCTGTTGCACATGCAGCTACCTATACTGGTAATATTGTAAACAAGATCATATCTGGCGTTGATCCTCGTCTTAGGGCTGGCGCTGAATGGTTTATGTCTAACAGTATGCATGCCACGTTGGTTGGACAGCTTGGCTCAGGCACAACGGTATCGACTCAGCCATTGTTTAGCAATAACAATATGGTGTTAGCAGGATATCCTGTTAATGTTATGACGCAGATGAGTGCGTTCGGTGCGGCTGGTGATATCCTGTTTGGTAACTTTGGTAAGGGATATGCTGTTGCCTCTCGCGGTGATATTATCCTCTCAAAGTCTACTGATGTTGCATTCCTTACTGACGAAATCGTTTTGAGGGCAACGTTCAGGTATCTTGGTGCCCCTACTTTCCGTAAGTATCAGGGCGTAGATGCTGTTGATGTTGCGGCATTCAGTTCGACATCCGGTACGTAATTGAGTGAGGGGGCTTAGAAACCTAAGCCCCCTCTTTTTAAAAGCTCATATGGTAGTGCTATATGAGTTAAAATTGTATAAGTAGATGCTTATACCTACTAAGTAAAGGACATAAAATGAGTGATTTTCAGAACCTTTCAGAACTGCTTCAAGCCCTTCGTAACTACAAACTGAATAAAACAGTAGATCCAAGACTACAACTTAAAGATGGTAAGATTTCTCTTAAAGCCCCAACAGGACAGTCAGAGGTAGTTGACGCTGATGGTGGGTACCTGGTATCTGGTGAAGTTCTTGGTCCAATTGTTCGTAGTATTGCTCAAAAATCTACGCTATGGAACAAGGCTACTAAATTTTATAGCAATCGTGACGGCGTTAATTCTGCCTTTATACCTTATGTTACTGAAACCGCAAGAAACGATGCAAGTTTTCAATTAAAGACATATTGGGTGGGTGAGGGCGAGACTAAAACCACTGCAAAATACTCTTTTGGTTTGCGTTCAGTAAAGCTAACCAAGGTATATGCTACTATGTATGTAACCGAGGAATTGTGGGCGGATTCGGTTGCTTTACAGGGGGCAATTGATGAATTTGTAATGTCCGAGAAAGACGGATCATTGGTTTGGAAGATTGAACAGGCAATGCTAACCGGTAATGCAGCTACATCAATGGCTGGTATTATGAGCGGTGATTCTGCCGGTACAATTGGTGTTTCTGTCCCTAATCCTGTTATTGAATCTACTTTGCTTAACTATGTAAAGGCTTTATCGCCTGCCTCTGTTGCTACATCTGAGTGGTATATGAGCAAAGAGAATTATAATGACGTATTAGACATTAACTTTACCAATGATGGCATAATGGAATTTCGTGATGGTTATATGTATCTGTTCGGAATGAAAGTAAACGTAATGGAACAGATGGTAACGCCTAACGATTTAATGCTTGGCGATGTATCTCAGTATGCAATCGCGTTAAAAGCAGGTCCTTTGGTTAGTAAAGCTATGTCAATCCACGTAGCATTTTTAACCGACGAGAAGGTTATTCGATGGGGAATACGCTTAAACGGTGGTAGTTTTGGTTCTAAATATACGCTGGAAGATGGTACCGAGGTAGGCACATTCGTTGTTCCTGAAGGTTCTCCTGCCGAACAGTCTACAAGTTCTAGCAGCTCTAGTTCTACGGATGCAAGCCAATCAAGCGATACAAGTTCTAGCTCGTCTAGTTCTACAGATATGAGCGTTTCGAGTGATTCAAGTTCAAGTAGCTCATCTGACCTAAGTGATTCAAGCGAGACCTCAAGCAGTTCTTCGCAATCCGGCATGGGGGCTTGCGCTCAGGACTATTGCGCTAGCGGATTCAGCACTGTTGCGTTAAATGGTAGCTATTATGCAACTGGGCAGGTTCAGGCAGGTAAACCGGTTTATAAGAATGCCGGTAACTGGTATCTATTCTATGACACCACTTATTCGACATGGGCAATTAGTAATACGATAGGTGATCCTCCTGGACAATGGAAATCTTCGCAGGATGTTGGGGCAGCTTGTCCTAACGGTGCATATCTAGCCGAAGCAGGAACATTGACCGCTGGAAAGTGCTAATGCTTAAAATCGCAAATAGCTTGGTAGGGAGTTTTGTTTCTCCCCGTTGTTTCTTCCTACCAAGCTTCCTTTCAAGAGGTGATATATGTCGATAATCTCATTAGCAGAATACAAGGCAATGCTTGGAATCCACGGCATTACAAATGACTCGATGGTTAACACTTTAATACCGGTAGTGCAATCCAGTATCGAGACGTATTTGGATCGCTCTCTTGATACCGCTACATATTATGAATGGAAGCCGTATTCGAGTATGATGTTAATGGATCAGTATCCTATACAATCCGTATCTTTTATTGGTAGTCTATGGAAAATGGCAAGCTTTACGCCTGTAGATGGATATGGTTATCAAATCAATTCTGCATATACAACTACAAATACTAATTCTGGATTGACGATAACAAAGGATGCTGATTTTACTACAAAGACATTCCCATTTTCTGTATCTACTCATTTAGAAGAATTACAGACGCAAGTAGAGGCTGCATACCCAGGTGTAATTACGCTTACAATAGATGATGGATATGACTTTGTTAATTGGCGTTTACTTAAGTCAGGAACAGGTAGTGATATCTATGGTGCTAAGAGATTTGAGTGT